GACAGCTCGCCGAGCGGCGTCGTGAGCGGTGTCAGGCCCTCAACAAACACAGTGAAAATCTTGCCGCCGGCAAGATCTAGCTCGCGCTGAAAGTCCTGCCACTTTCGGCCGGTCTCGTTGTCGATATTTAGAGTGCCCTTGTCACCCCCAAATTGCTTTTCCATCTTATCGCGCTCGGATTGCGGTGCGGCCATGTAGCGCGCTGCATCCTGACTGCTGATGCCGAACTGATCGAGGCCCATTGCCTCCATAACCGGCCCAATCATCTCTTTCGGCCTGCCGCCCAACAGAGACGGAAGCCGCTTCAATATCTCAACAGATACGTCGGCAGCGCCGTGGCTCTGGCTGTAGCCAAGCAGGCCGGCTTGGGCCAAGCCGGCATAGCCGCGACTGCGGATGTCATACTGCGCGTTGGCGACACCGCTGAGCATCGCGCCAGGATCGACATAGCGGCCGAAGTTGAGACCGAAGGCGCGCTGCTCGCCGACCGAGCCGCCGAGGCCCATCGAGGTGCGGCGCATGCCCGACACCGTATCGGCCATGCGGTCGAGGCCGAACAAGGTAGCGCCCAGGAGCCCGGTGAAGACCGATGTCAGGCTTGTCCAGCGAACAAGCGAGCGCGTGATCTCGCCGACGTTACGTGCGACCGTTGAGCTTGCGCTTCCGGTCTTCTGCCATGCCGTCGCGATGTTCTGCGTCTGGTTTGCGACCGCGCGGTGCTGGCCGATCATTCGCGCCAGAGTTTGCGTCTGCGTCAGCATCGTCGCGAGCAAAAACTGATTGGACTTTTGCGAGGCCGCCGTCGCCTTGTTCACCGCGCCCCACGCGGCCGGCGTCTTCGCGAGCGCCGCCTGATACTTGTTGAAGAGCGTCAGGTACGCCTGGAATTGCTGCGTGTTGACGTTGACGCTGATGATTGACTTTGGGCCGCTCATAGCTCGATCCCTTGTGACGCCAAGAATCGCCTAAGCAGGTGGACGATACCACGCTGCCGCCATTCGTGCGCTGAGCTGTAGGTAAACTCTGGTTCGGCCGACCGCATCCAAGGGACGAAGCCGGGGCCGGCGAGCCAAGTCAGTATGCTATGGGCGATGGTGTCGCCGTCTCGCCAGAAGTCTCGGCCTTTGTCGATGTCTTCAATGAACTCATGTACTCCGTACAATTCAATGATGTAGTCTCCGCACCCCAAATTGCTGAAGTAATCCCGAGCATCGTTGCCGTGTTCTGTTTCCGCGACATGGCAGAGATCAAGATAAAAAAAACCACCGCATTTTCCACCTCCGAGATTTCATCCTCGTCGATGACGTTGCGGGTCTTGGCCTCGTCGAGCGTGATGGTATCCCAGCCTCCGCCGGTCTTTGGCATGATGATGAAGGTCATGCGCCGGATTTCAGCCATCAGGCCGCGCTCGACACCGCCCTCGTTGTCCCACACGCCCATGTCCACGGCCGCTTCCTTGAGCAGCATTGCGGCCACGCGCGGGCCGGCGAGCGCGCCGAGCTGCTGTGCGAAGATCGACGCATAAGCCCGGCCGATGACCTTGAAGTACCGCTCGAACATCTCGCGCGAGATCGGCGTCGAGTGGACGTACATCGTCCCGGTGTCGCGCTCGACTGGCACGACCAGATTGAGCTTACGGTTGAGCTGCATCAGGAATTATACAACGCGCTGTTGACGGGGTAGTAGCCCTCGACCACCACCATATAGCTCGGATCGTCGCCGGCAAAGCTCAGCTCGTCAACCGACACGATGGACGCATTGAGGATCACGAACGATTGCAGCGTGGCGGCATCGGTCCTCACCGTCACGTCGCCGATCTGCGCATTGTCGAGAATTTGCTGCTCGTAGGTGTTGGCGAGACCCTGCGACTTCAGCAAATTGATGTGCGCGCCCATCTTCTGATAGGGCTCGCCGGATGGCACGAGGCCGGTCAACGCATCCAGGTTCTCGACGAAGCGGCCGTCGCGCGAGAGGCGAATGCTGCGCCGTCCCATGAACGACGGCGTAACCGTGAGCGCCGGGAAGTTTGGCACGAACATATAGGTGCGAAGGCGATTGAGGGTGCCCAGCGGGACCGCGATGTTATTCGGCATCGTCTATTTCTCCGATCAGCCGCCGAGCACGAGCGGGACCGCTTGCAGGTTCACGATGATCTGCGTGAACCCGGTCTGCGGCGTGAATGCGACAGCAAGGCCGCCATAGAGACCCTGCCCATAGTTCGACGGATTGAGCGACGTATAGATGGCGAACGGCACGGCATTGATCACCACCTGCCCATCATAGACGCCGTTCTCCACGTTGGTCGCGAACGTGCTCGGGTCAAGCTCGGTGAGCGCCAGTGAGCCGAGCAGAAGACCCTTGCCGATGCCGGTCTTGCACACGCCCGCGAGCACGCTTTGCAGCGTGTTGATGCCCTGCTGATTGTAATACAGCGGGTCTTCCGAGTTGTTGGAGCCGACGATGACGGCATTGGTGACGTTGAGCTGACCTTGGATTTGCATCCAATCGATCGCGTACCAATAATTGAATTGGTTGCCGTCAGCGGTCTTGCCGTAGAAGATGATCGACGTGGAGATGCCGCCCTCCGCGCCAGTGCCGACGTAGCTCACGTTCGCAGTCGCCAGCGTCGAGAGAAGGGCCGCATTGCCCTTCAGCGGGAACGGAGTTGCGCCGAACATATAGTTGAATTGCAGAGGCGGGACGAGGTTGTTGAGGCCCCAGCTCAAGATCGTCCACATCGTATCGGCCAGATCGAACTCGGTCGTGCCGATCCCGGTCGATGATCCCGACGATGCGTTGAGCGTACCGAGCACCGATTCCGCCGTGGGGTCTGCCGGCACTGCCGCAACGAGAGAGTTGGTCGCGGTGCCTTCCTTCGCCTTGAACCAGCCGTTGTAGCCGGCAGGCGTGAAGCCGCTCATGTTGAACCACTGACCGATAGCAACGCCGTGGTTGGTCGTGGTCGTGAAGGTGATGAAGCCATCCGAGTAGGACGCGGCCGTAACCACGTTCGCCGGCCAGATGCCTTGCGCGGGAGCCTCGATCAGCGGCAGCGCGCACTTCATCGCCGCCGTCACCCCGCTGTAGTTCTGCAAGGTCAGCGTGGTGAGGAAGTAGGTCTTGCTAGTGAATGCCTCGTAGCTCGCCATGAGCGTGAGGAAGGTCGGCTCGGCTCCCCAGGTGCGCGGCACGAGATACAGATAGAATTGCTGCGGCAACGTCTGAGTGATGAAGTTGCTGAGCGCCGTCACGCCGTTGGCCGGCGATCCGGGACCAAGCTCCAGTACGGAGACCGCGACTTGCGATCCCATGCCGAAGAAGGTCGTCCCCATCGCCAACAGCTCGGCGACATCCTCTTCGGTGTAGGTGCCAGGGGTCGTCTCGCTGCCCGGATTGGTCGCGAGCTGATAGGTGAACGTGCTCGCACCAGTAATCGTGCAGAGGAAATTGCCGTTGTAGCCCGCCGGCACCGCGCCAGCGATGGTCAGCCACAGTGAACCGGCGAGGCCATGCGGCGCGGCCGTCGTCGCGGTGACGGTGTTGGCGCTGTAGGAGAGCGATGAGAGCGCCAGCGCGCCGTTGAGGATCGCGGTCAGGTCCGCAAGCGCCGTGAGCAGCGTTGTCTGCCCTACCCCGAGCGTAGTCGCGCCTTGCGAGATCAGCGCGCCCTTTTGCTGCAACAGATTGGGCGTGGGTGCCTGTTGAACGGAGCCGGTGATCTGCGTGATCGGATTGGTCATCGGGCTTTCCTATGCGGCCTTGCCGTACTTCCAGCCGTGCGAGCCGAGATACGCGGCCGTGAATGCCATGCGCTTGCCGTCGCGGTTGACCGGCATCCAGGCCGGGCCGTTCGCGACGTACTCACAGAGGATCGACTTATGCCCGCCGGGCGGGAGCAGATAGTGCTGCGAGCCGGGCTTCGTCCCGGCCGGCGCTTCGCAATTCGTGTTGAGCGTGCCCCGGATCAGCGCATGGTGCGGCGTCTTCACGCTGCGCGTCTGCGGCTCATTCATGATCGCCGGATATTTTGTGTACCCCACCTTGGGCATGAACATGCAGAGCGTCGGCGAGGTGCGCGCCTCACTCGACTTGACCTTCCTGATCGCCTCTGCCGCCATCTGGCCCCTCGAAGGATCACACCGCTCGAACAATGTAGGAGGGTATAGCTGATTCGATCAACTGTCGCGCGACGTTGCGGACAGTGCTTTGCAGATAACTTACGTCATAGTCGATGGTTTTTTTCTGAGCCAAAATTCCGAACTCGACTTGCGTGCGCTTCTCATCCCGCACGATGGGCATGTTCATCATGCCGAGCCTGTCGAAGTTCTCGGAATAGAAGTTCACCACGTCCTGAAAGGTCAGGGCCTCGGCGTTGCGCAACCCGTAGAGCGTGATCCGCACCCGATCCTGCACGAGCTGGTCATGGCCGAGCGTGCGGCCGAGCAGCGGGGCACCCTGGAGCGCCTGGGTTCCGTCCGGGAAGATATGCACAACCCCGTAGGGAGGCTCCAGGTTGTCCGGGACCAGGAAGGACGAATAGAGCTGCACCGGACAGTAGAGCCCGCCAGGGGGCAGCGTAAGCGTGTTAAGGGCCAGCCAGAGCGGCAGGCTGTTCGATACCACCGGCTCGGCTTGGTTGAATTGGGCCGGATCGTCCACGATCTGCGAGGCCAGCGCCGGGTAGAGCGCCGTTCCGACGTAGTGGAACAGGTCGGCCTGCCGATAGAACCGCTGCCGGCGCGAGAAGGCGTACCGGACATTCTCCGCGCCCACCGTGGCGATGAACATCGTGTTCGGGCCAACCGCATTAAAATCCGTCACTTCCTGGAGCGACGTGAAAATCACGACGTTGGTGGCGAGCGTCTGATCTTCCTCTTGGCTTTTCGTCGTCTCCCAATGCAGCGAGCCCTTAACCGTGGCAGTCGGCGCGGCCGTGAGCAGGATTGGACCTTGGTTGTACGCCAGCGCGTTGTAGCGCGCGGCGTTGAGCAGCGCGGACTCGCTGAGCAGATTTGACTTCACCCAAAACACCGAGCCGTCAATCGGCAGGATGACCTTGGTGTATTGAACAAACTCAACAGTTTGATCGAACGAGATCGCATCGACGCCGGCCGCCAGATCGGCGGCCATCTCATTCTTCGCGAATTGCGCTTCATCGACGCCGGGCATCAGTGAGCCATCGCCTTTTTCAGATTGGAGAGCGCCTGCGCCCTGGTGGCACCAAACTCGACGAACGCATCGCTATCGACATCGAGCAGATCGTCGCACGGTCTTCTGGTGGCCCATGCGATGTACCGCATCGCCAGCTTGCCGATCCGAGCGCGGCGGCAAAGCGGCTTCACCGTGTAGTACCACAGCTCTGATTTCTCTGACATGGCTCCGCTCAGCCTCTCTGCGAATCCACTCATCATAGGGTAACACGTACTTCCGCGCGTTGCATGGCCGGCACAGCCATTGAAGATTGTCCGCTGAATTGGAGCCGCCGCGCGAGAGTGAAATGACATGATCAAGTGCTCTGTTGCCACCACGGAGATCAGCTCTGCAATATGGATTGGCGCAAATTTGATCCTGATCTTTAAGTATTTGGATCGCCTCATCAGCCGTATATGAACCTGGAGCGCCTAGCTTAATTGCTTTCCTCCTATGCTCCTGTGCTCTTCTCTTTTCTGGATTTCTAATGCGCCAATGATGCGCGTTCTCGGCTCGCTGTTTCTTTTTCTGTTCTCGTTTTCTTGCCAGTGCGACAGCTTCTCGCTTGCGGTACTCGATGCCCTGCTGCGCCAGCTTCTCGCGGTTGGTGGCATTGTAGGCCATCTGTCTGCCGCGATTGGTAGCGCGATATTGTCTGACATGATCCGCGTTCTTGGCCGACCATTTCTTGATGTTGGCGCGCTCGCATCCACGACATGAAGCACGATGCCCAATGCTTTGCTTGTATTTTCTGTTGCCGAAGCTATCGAGCGGCTTAGCGAGGCCGCAAGTCGAGCATGTCTTCATTCCTCAACCCATGCCCTAAATGATGCCATATATAAGCCGCTGTCCCTAAAACTTGGGCGTGGCGCACGCTTGACGTAGGGCCGCTTCAGCCGATGGTTGACGCCGCTCATCGCAGCTTGCGTCGGAACGCCTGGAATGCCAAGCCGGTCGAACTCGCGTTCCGAGATTGCCTTCTTGAACATCGCCTCGATTGCGCCCGTCGCCGTCGCAAGAGATAGCTGACCAGGACCGCCAGCAAGAAGATTTTCAAGGCTACCTGCAACGTCGCTCGCCAGAGCATCGGCGATGTCCTGTGAATGCGCGTCGAAGAAGTGCTGCATCACGCCGTACCGCTCTTCGAGCCAGCCCGCGACATCGCCTGTCGAGACTATGCCACGACCCTTGCCGCGTTTGCGGCGAGCACGGCGCTTTTTGCCCTTGGTCGCCTTGTGCGCATTGGAAGATGGTGGCGTTGCGTAGAGCTGATCGATGACGCCTAAATGAAGCGTCAAGCCCATTACTACCGTCCGGTTTCAAATGGTGGACGCCCATTACTACCGTCCGGTTTCAAATGGTGGACGCCGTTCGATGGGCCGCCCTGCACTTGTGCAGAGACTTGTGCCCGCACGCTTTTCAGTGTCTCCCGCGCATGGTCGTCAGGCAGCAGCATCAACGCCCGATTTATCATCATGATGTCGATCAGCGAGAGACCGACATTGAATCCTCCGGCATGCCCAGAGCCTTTGTCAATGCTTTGACCGCTATCGGTTTGAAAGCGCCCCGCCTTGGCGACGCCCATCTCAGAGCGCGCTGGTAGCCACGACTGAATGTTTTCGACAAACGATTTTGGCGTCGTATGCGTCATAATCCATAAGACGACAAACGCCGCAAATAGCAGGGTGCCTCGCCACTTCTTCATGGATCGCCTCTCCATCAGCATATAGTTAGATCAAGACGAGATTGCCTGCGACAAGAATCTCAAGCGAAACCAGAAATGCCAGCTTCATCTTAGGTATCTCCTAAATACTAAGGGTTGCCGCCGTCAGCGCCAATATTAAAGCCAGTGCCGACACCATGAGGAATCGTGTTGCCATAGTAGTCTCGCGTTCCAACGTTGAGGCTGTACGGCGGTTGCGTCAGGTCAATCCCAATGCCAATCATTGGCGAACCACCCTGTAGAACATAAGGACCTGGGCAACCTACGGGATTGTTCTGCGGCCCGGTGGGAACAACACCCCCCGGATAGCAAGTGCCGCCATTCCCGGCGCTGGTTAAATTCGGGTTCTCAGACACGCTATTCGCTTCCTGACTGATAGCCGCCTGCCAAGCCGCGAGGCCTATGACTATGGTGCCAGTTATAGGCACCTTGAACGTCAGTGATCCTCCGCTAGTTCGGTAGTAATTGTTCCCGTTCATCGTCGCGTGGAACGCACTCACGTTGCTATATACAATTTCGTTCGCGCCAGTCGTTTTCCAGCAAATGTTGTTTGCGAAGATGATGTCGCTGTCGTCCAAGAAATAAAGGCAGACCGTGGCCGTGTAGATTGTGAGGTTGTAGATAGCGCCATGCGTGCTTATGTTGGTCGCGCCTCCTATGGAAACCGCGCCCGATTGTAACGTGTCGTCGTTCTCGCTTATGCTGTAGCGATAGATATTGTATTGAAATGTGTATCCGCTCTCATTGGCCTGAAACCAGTTGAACGCAGGTCCATAATTGCCGTGCGAATAAAGGTATTGAGCAGTGACATAGGATGAGCCGCCGTCTATGTCGAAGCCGTCCCAATCGCAGCCGGTCGTATAGCTTGTCGGCCCTCCATTGTAGCTCTCGTCAAACTGCATTGTGACGTTGCTCGCCTCGTAGGTCCAATTTCCAGCGGGGCCGCCACAGGAGTTCGTGTTTGCTCCAAAGTTGCTCGTTACGTTGAATTGGTCGGTCCAGTTCGCGCCGCCATTGGAAAGAAGGATTCCGTTACCGCAACAACCGTCATAATACCCAGAAACCGAATCGACGTGACCACCGATATTGGTGATGCGATTTCCTTGGATGACATTGCTGCCGCCCGTTGCGCCTTGGAGCAGGAAGCCTGCGTCCACAGTTGCGGAAATGGTTGACCCATGCAGATAGTTGTTCTCGAACGTCATATTGTTGAATTGACCGCTTGCGGTACGCATAAAGAATAGAACGGAGAAATCCACAATTTCGTTATTGCTAATCGTACAGCCGCTGTTCGTGCCGCTGTGATTGTCGAAGTAAAATCCTCCCGACGCGCTATTGCCGATGTTCAAAGCCAGCGCGGCTGTCGTACCCCCAAGAATACGGAGATTATTGAATGCGCAGCTAGCGAGATTAACTCCGATGATCGCCTGTGTGAGACTACCGCTAACTTGGATCGTCGCGCACCCAGCGGTCACACGAGCTAGAACGTTGCACGATCCAGAGCCGTAGTTCGTAACGGTAATAGCGCCATCGACGTTTTGACCGCTCGCTCCTGGTCCATTCAATTCCAAGGCTGCGGTGATCGTAAATGTATCGCCACCCAGAAGCGCGATGGTCGATCCAGTCGGATAAGTGATCGAGTTGAGCTTAGTGATCGTCTGACACGGCGTCGATGTTGTCGTGCAGTTGTTGCTATCATTCCCCAACGATGACGAAAAATAGTAGCAGTTGCTCGTGCATGTCGGCGCTAGTGCGGTGCCGTGCGGGAACCAAGCGCCCAGGATGAGCGCAAGAACAGCCGCGAAAGCTACGAACCGCAGCTTCATCGCAGCGCGGCCTTTCGGACCAGCATTTGCTCAATATAGAAGCGCGGATCATTGTCGTTGGCAGCACGGCGTTTGTTACTGTTCATGCCGCAGATGATGGCGGGTCCGGCAGGCGGGCATGTACCACCGCTCGGTCCACTGATAGTCAGGCCGCTGTTGTTGCCTAAATTGAAGCTGTTGGTGGCAGTGAAACCAGAGCCTGCGCCAGAAAATGTTATGCCGGAAAAGGCCGTCCACGTCAGGGACGGACTATTTGTGAGGGAAATCGTTGCAGGATTCCCCGGAGTCGATGATAAAATGCCAGCGGGGGCCGATGACGATACGCCGCTGACAACCAACGTTGCAACTGTTTGAGTTACAGCGCTTGGAAGCGATACAGCAATGCCGCCGCTGACTGTGAGGTTCGAAAATGTGTTTGTTGCGCTTGCGACAGTCGCAGCAGCCGTAAATGTCACGTTATTGTAGGTCAATCCGCCGCCAGAAAACGTTCGACCACCGGTCGAACCGTAAGAAATAGTAGACGTACCGGCGTTGAAGGTGAGGTTGGTCGTTGTTCCCATACTCCATGGCGTTCCACCCCCGGACCAGGTGATAGTAAAGGTGCCGCTGCCGAGTTTAATTGTTCTCGTTCCAGTCCCCGTGCAGTTCCAACTGCCGCCAACGGTCGCCGTAGCAATGGTGACGTTAGTGTTATTGGCGCTCCAATCCAGTGTTCCGGTAAATGCCCCGCAAGTGATGCCTGCAATGGTGAGATTGAAGTTCGGCGTAACCGTGCCGCCGCCTGAATTGGCATCAAAGATGCAAATGTCGGTGGTAGTTGCTCCGCAATAGTTTGCAGTATTGCAAGTCCCAGCGGTGCCTCCAGTCGACGATGCCCATGATGTTATGTTCGACGTGCTCCACGTTCCAGTGCCGCCGACCCAAAAGCATGACGCAGCAGATGCTGTGTTTGGCAGCAAGCCAACAAACAGCAGCGCGACGATTCCGACGATCCAGTTGCGCATCGCTCAGTATCCCTTGAAGCCCTGAGCGTTGCAGTAGACGGTGGTAATAGACGCACTCGATGTGAACGTGAATGCCGTAGCCGCAGCCGTCACTATCGGCACGTTGAAGGTTTTGTTGTTGCCGCCGCCGCCGCCGCCGTTCGGCAATACGAGTATTGTCGAGGCGCTGTCGTTGAACGTCACATAGGCGGCAGTTGACCCGGCATCCGTTCTGCCACATTCGACATCGGTGATATAGTTCTTAAGCGATCCACCAGCCGAAGCTATGACCGTTGTTGCTCCCGTTCCCGTCGCGCTTGCTGCCCCACGCACCATGTTTTCGCGATTGGCGTAGGGCGATGTGACCGCCTTGCCAGCGAGATCGCGCAAAGCTCCGACTGTATCTCCAGTCGTTGTCGCCGTTGGCTCACTGGATGACGCAAGGCCGCCATCATAAAAAGCGTTAGCCGGCACCGCGCTACCAGTTGCGCCAACACCCCAATTTGCGGCAGTGCCCGGATTGACCGTCCACGGCGCACTTCCCTGATTGACAGAGCCGATGTTGTTGGAACCGGCAGGAATTGCGCTCGTTGCAGCAGACAGTAACGCAGCCGAATTATCGTCCAGCGTATGCAACGACCGATTGGCTGTGAGCGCAAAGGCTCCTTGCTGCCCGGACGCGAGTGCCGTGATCGATGAATTGTAGAAGCCACCACCTGGGGTAAAGGGCGACGTGCCGTAGGTGAAGGGCGCTTCGTCAACGACACTTAGGCCACCACCACCGCCTGTACTACCGCCACCGCCCGCGAACGTCGTGCCGCAAGAGGTGATCTGCGTGATCCGCAGATTCGCCGAGCTGCCGCCAGTGATCGCCGCAACGTTGGTGTTGGGGCCGATATTGACGCAGATGCCGCCTGATGGCAGCGATGCGCTCGTCGTTGCCGCCGTCACCGAGCCGTTGCCGAGCTTATAGAAAATCTCGACCGTGGTGCCGAAGGCCGGCGCGATGATCGCCGAACTAAACTGCCCTACCGGAAGCACAGGAAAGGCAACATTGCTGGTCGATCCTGAGACCGACAACGAGGCATTGCCGCCGATGGATTGCGCGAGAGCTTGAGCGCCCCCGATCAGGAGGGCCGCGACGAAGACAACGATCCGACCAAGGTGCCGCATCAGGTCACTCCCCGGCAGATCAAGCTGCCTTCTTTGGACGCTTCAGTAGGATGTGCAGGCCGTCAGGCCACACGCCGACGATCTCCCACCCGTCGTCGCCCATAGTGTTGAGACTGGCGACAACCAGATCGAGCGTGTCTTCTCGCGGTCGCCCCGCCAAGCGATGAAGCTGATATTCCCACTTCTGCATGATCAATTCTGGGATGGCTCCGGACGGAGCCTGCACATTGCCGGGCATTCAGCGCCCCTTGATAATTGTGCGCGGCACACCGCCAGAAAGCGCCGGCACGATCATGGCACCGAAGTTCGCAAACACCACCGGGCCGCCTGGATTGCCGACCGCGACCATGCGACCGGCACCGAGATTGATCTGCTCTTGCAGGCCAGTCGGATTATCCGGCGCAACGGTCATGAGCGGAACTGCGTTCTGCGGCACGGATCAGGCTCCTTACGTCAGCTTGAGGCCGATGCCCCAGGTCGTCGCGCCGGCCGCGCCAGCCGCGCCATAGACCGGGCCGGTCGTGGCGATAGCGGTGGCACCGATGCTGATGCAGGTCGGCGTGAGGATGATGCTGCCACCGGCAGCGGCGTCAGCCAAGATCGCGGCAGACATCGCGGTGCCGGTCGAGTCCACCGCGTTGAAGAAGGTCACGCCGTCGAGCAACAGATACCGATCCATCCCACCAGCGCCGACCTTAAGGTGACAGTCGGCGGCATCGCTGACGAGAGCCTGGAAGACGCTGTTCCTGATCGTGTTGCGCGGCGTGCCGGCCAGCAACTCCATCGTCGCATTGGCGTTGGTCGCGCGCACCACCGTATCGAGGCCGAACGTGCAGCCCACGAACAGGTTTTCCCCCGACCCGGCAATCGTAATCGATCGCATGGCCGCAAGCGCCGCCATCAGCGCGTCGCCGCCGCCGAGGAATTGGACATTGCTGTAGAGGTTGCGACCGCCGTTCTCGACCCAACAGATCGGCGCAGTCGGTGGCGTGAGCACGCCGTTGAAGCCGTAGAACGTGCCGATGTTCACGAACGAGCAGCCCTGCGCCGTGACATCGACCAGGGGAGCGAGCGCCGTGACCTGCGTCTGCGTGAGCCCGGCAGCGACCGAGATACGCGCCCGGTCATTGTCGGACGGCGAGGCGAGACCAACCAGCGACACGCCGTTCTTGGCCCACAAAAGCGGCGCTGACAGATGGCACGATCCGCTCAGATAGACGACATCGTTGTTGTTCGCGACCGCCGCCGCCTGTGCCGCCGCGAGACTGGCGAACGGCGATACCGCATTGCCGGCGTTGGAGTCCTTCCCGGTCGCTTCATTGACGAACCAGGAATTTCCGATTGCGGCGCTGTTGGTGACGCGGACTGCGACCGGACCTTGCGGCATCTGAAGGCTCCTAAATTTTCATGCGGCGACATCAGCCGCTCGGCGAATCACTCTGGCATCATACCTCAAGAAAGTCCCCAGGTTGTCGATCCGTACTTTTGAGCGATCCCGAGATAGACCCGGCCCCACGGCGTCTTTGCCAGCTCCAGGTCGGCGAATGTCAGGGTCTCGGCCGCTTCCGGCACCACGAAGGAAGATGACGTACCCTCGTCGCTGGTCGATTGGATCGTGCCCGAGACGTAGCTGTTCATCAGGAATTGCTTCCGCGTGAACTGGAAGTACGGCATCGGCGGCTTGCTGCCCTCCACATCCGGCGCACCGTTCAAGTCCTGCGCGAATTGGATGAGGTTGGAGCCGCCCAGGTTATAGACTGCCAGCGTGTAGATGCTCGGCGCGACGAGGCAGAGGGCTTGGTTCACCAGACAGATCGCGTTGTCGTAGGCATAGGTCAACCACACCGAATCGTCAGGCAGCACCTCGGTCGAGATGCCCATGCCGTTGCGAACGAAGGTGAGGAAGCCTGCCGGCGTCGGTGTAGGCCGCATTGCGCCTCACCTTTAGGCCGCCTTGCGACGGCTCCTGCGCTGAGCTGGCGCTTGCGGATCGACGCGATCATCGCCATCGGCAACAACGCGCACGCCCTCATTGAGCGGCTTGTCTTCGGAGACCAGTGTGCCGGATTTTTCCTCCTGCACCGATGTCTCCATCATGCTGTGTGTGGGCAGGCCGTCCATCTGCGCCATCTCCGTCGCGCGCTTGTCGATGGCAATGGCCGCCGCCTTGCGGCGCTCGTCGCCCTCCTGCCGCATCACGCCCTTGTTGCCGTTGATGGTGTCGATCAGCACTCGCCGGTCCACCGGCTTGCCAATCGAGAAGAGCAGAGTAACCTTTTTTTGTGGATGACGCGAGATTTCATTGGAGCCGACGAGACCGTAGCGACGAAGTTGGCGGATCGCCTCGTCAACCTGCGGCTGGTTCATGCCGTCATTGCCAAACATGATCTGGCCGCCAGCCGGAACCTTCTGCGTGACGATGCCATTCACTTCCGGGATGCGGACGTTGGCAATGAAGTCCTGCGCGGTCGAGTTTGCGAGATACAAACGCACGATCAAATCTCCCTTTGCCAGCTCGCCGGGTCATCCTGCTGTCGCGTCGCCGGCAAGGTTATGAAGGCGGAACTACCGCCTGGATCACTGATATTGCATCGAGAGCAGCGAGATGCTTTCCGGACGGACGCCCCATCCGCTCGTGATGCGCCACTCCGAGAGCACGTCGGTCGCGCCGCCAGCGAGCGGCGACACGATCTCGCGCGGCGCCGGCATGTCCGCGTACATATTGGTGCAGATGTCGATGCCGGGCTCCAGGCGGGCGAACTCGTTGGTGTTGATCCGCGCGCCGGCCGGCTTCTCGACTTCCGGCATCACGATGATCACCAGATCGGTGCCGCCGCTGCCTTTGCCGATCAGCGTGTCGTCGTAGGCCCAGATGATTTGATCGCCGTTCATCATCAAGGTCTCTTTGACGACGCCGGCCGTGGTCGTGGTGCCACCGCCGGGGCGCTGGAACTGCACGAGCTGCACGATGCCCGGATACTCGAATTGCTCCAGCACCCGCTGCGGGCCGAGGATCGTGAACTTGCGGCCAATGCCGAGCTGATTGGTGCGGGTCTTCAGATTGCCGATCTGCTGCAACAGGAACAGCGCCATCTGGCCGTTGTCGTAGGTGACGACCGTATCGTTGTTGTTCGAGTCCGGTGGCAGATTGACCGCAGTGGCACCGGCAGCGTTGATCAGGCCCTCGCCGTTCTGCGGCTGGAAGCCGTAGAGCAGCGCGCCGCGCGCAAGCTGGAAGTGGCCCTGGCGCATGCCCAGGCGGTACGCCTCGGGGAGCGACACGCCCCAATGCCCGGCCGCCGCGACATCGTGATGATCGTAGTCCGCGCGCACCCGCATCAGGTAGCTCGGCGTCGAAATCTGCGACATCGCGATGGCGACACCGGGGAGCTGGTTGTAGCTCGACTGACCGGAGGCCATCTGCGTGCGCAGGTCGATCCGCTTCATGTAGACGAAGAGATCGTCTTCGCCGAGGCGGATCAGCGGAGCGCCGTCCCGAAGCGTGTCGAACGCGCCGGATGCCTGCGCATACGGCAGGATCAAGCCCGGCTCGATATATGACGGGCTGACAGTGACGAAGGCAGGTGCCAGAAGCGGCATGGGGCTTCCCTCTTCAGATTTGGATTACAGCGGCGGAGCCGTTGCGGTTCCAGGTGTAGTTGCCGTTCACATCGGGACCAAGCACGGTCATGCAGTTGGTCGTCTTGATGCGAAGGATTTTGCAGGGCAGCGCGCCGCCGGCACCGGCCACCGTGCCACCGCTGGAGTAGGTGCCGAGCGAGGCGCTGGCTGGCGCAGTAACAACGATGGTGGTGGAGCTGACAGAGACAACCACCCAATTCCCGTTGAAAGCCCCCGCGCTGGCACCGCCAGTGTTGACCACGCCCGACACGTCGATGACGGAGCCGGCCGACAGATCGGCGCTGAGATCGCTACCGACCGTGTAGGTGGTCTGCCCACCAGCGGTCGAGGCCCACACCGCATTCGAGATCGATGCGCTGGCATAAGCCGGCGTGTATGGCACAAGCTCCTGCGCCACGAAGTCCCAGCTCACTTGCTGCGTGATCAGGCCGCCTTCATCCGAGACAAGCCCCGTAGCGCATGCCACCGCGATGCGCGCGTTCGAGCCGAGCCGGTAGAAGTTCACCTGACCGAAACTGCCGATGGTCGGCACCGGGCTCTGCGGCGTGTTGATCATGGCGTAGTCCTGATCGAACGCGGAGAAGCCGGTGAGCGCCTTGGAGCCGGTGAGCGCCGTGGCGCGGCCGACGTTGCCGCCGAGCGCAATCGGCGTGCCGGGCGATGGCGTCGTGACGGCCGGTGGCACTTGCTCGAAGATGCCAACGCCGCCGTACATCACCAGCGTCTCGGTTGACGCCAAAAGGCCGCCAGCAAGCGCGAACCTCGTCGCCGGATCGGGGAAGGCGGTGCCCTGAATGAGACCGTCCCAATCGATGCCGAACGAACCGGCAGCAACCGTGGTGAGCCCGGGGTTGAAGGCGATGCTCGGAGTGGTCATTGGCCTGTGCGCCTTTCTTCAAGAAGCTCGGGGATGCGTTCGCCCTTTACAGCGAGCCGGGCTTCAACTGATTGATCTTGGTGACGTACCGGCGGTTCGACGAGAACGAGTTCATCCAGGCGCTCGGATGCCCGTAGAACCTCGTCTCCTTGTGGCCGCTCGGGAGATCGCGCGTCACCGCGCGCAGCGAGCCTTCCGGCACCAGATCGGGAGACTGCGCCGCCATACCGGCATCGCTGTAGATTTGCTGCTCGGCGATGGCGAGCGCGGCGTCGTTGATCTTGCTGAGATCGATTTCCTTCCAGGTCTTGCTGTGCTTCTGCAAGTCCTTCGCAAGACGGCGGCGGTAGACCGGCGGCGTCTCGCCATTCATCGCACGCGGCGCTCGCGAGCCAAGCTGCGCGAACACATTGTCGGCGCGGGCCTGGATGTCGGCCATCGTGTTGTAGTCCTCGTCGGACACCTGCATCGGAATGCTGGCTTGCAGCGCCGGCAGCTTCTTCTGAAGGTCGGCGATGGCGTCGCGAACGCTCTGATCGGAGTCGGCCTTGGCGTCCACCTTTGCGTCCTCCTTTTTCTCTTCCTTTTTGTCTTCGGCTTCGGCGTCCTTGCGCCTGTCCTTGCGGGCCTCGCCTTCCTCGCCCTTGGTCGGCTGTTCAGCCTCGGCGTCCTTCTTCTTCTCTTTTTCTTTGATGCGCTCGGCCATCTCTTCGCGCTCGGAGGGCTCGTCGGTGCGCTTCTTGCCGGCGGCGTCGGCCTTCTTCTTCTCTTCCTCCATCGCGTCCATGCGCGATGAGACCGAGTCGCACTTCTCGCCAAAGGCATCCATCTTCTTCACGCAGTCGTCGAGCTTGGCGTGGAGGCCGGTCAAGAGCTTGTCGAGCTGTTGCCCGCCCGACTCGCCGCCGCTGCTCTCCTTCGCCGGCTCGTTGTGCATGTCAGCCTTTGCGTCCTTCTTCTCTTCCTTCTTGTCTTCGGTCGCGTCGGCCTTCGTGCTCATCTGCGCGTCTCCAATGGCTTCGACAGGAACCCCGGCGGGGTCTTCACCTTTGTCCCACACCCCGACCGGACAGATCGCCACATGGTCGAGAAGTAGCAGCTCGCCTTCAAACAACAGCGCCTTGCCGTCTTCGAGCCCGACCTTCAGGCTCTCGCCCTTACGCAACACCACGGCCGGCGAGGTAGACGCTGTATTGAGCTGCATCATCGCCGCAGCCCCGGCATCGTAGATACGCGCGATGCCCCACACCTCGTCGCCCTTGATGTAGGGCAACATGATCGACCCGATATTCCGATCCGCGTACTCCTGCGAATCAAGGGTCGCCTTCTTCGGATGCTCTACTATAACTGGAAGACCATTGCACCTAGCGAGAAAGTCCGGCGTCAGGTAAATCTCGGGTTTCCTGAAGACGAACTCCTTGTGCTTGGTGCGATATGCGACTCCAGTCCCGGTGATTCGCAGCGCGAACAGCCACATATTCTCATATTGCTGCGGCGATGCAAGCGCGCCGTCTCTGATCGCGCGAGCAACATCAAGCTCGTTCCAGTTTATTTTTTGGAGCGCGATGGCACAGCCTGGATGGATCGTTCCGATCATAGTGATGCGCCAAGGTGAGTTTCGCGCCAAATACGGGCCATTTTAGCACCATGAGCGGCACGCTGTTCCTTGGTCCATTCCCGTTTTTTGTTTCTATCGGCCACTCTCTTGCGGGCTTCCTCAGTCCCAAACAGCGCCTTTGCCCGCGCCCTCTGCGCCTCGCGCGCCTCTGCGGACAGGCGTTTCTTCTTGCCGCGCGTGCTAACGCTTATCCTATTCCGCGATTCGTCGCTCCAAATTCGACTGCCGCTTGTCTTGCGTAGGATAGCTCTATGCTCATCAGAAATTATTTTTCCCTTGTGTACCGCGCTGATTGCGGCCCTCCTTTCTGGTGAGAAGACGATGCCTGATGTGCCGTCGCCACCATCCGTCTGGTTGACCAGCGGCCCGTTGCGGCCTCGACCAATCGCCGAGATCAGGGCTATCTCGATCTCAAATGCAGCCTGCTCTGACAAATTTTCTCGGATTTTAACAACAGGCAAACTCCAAGTCGCATCCTGAATGATGCGCATCAGCTTTCTATTGTCGTGTTTTGCTCCCTTGTAGAAATGCACTCGATGACGGTAGCCGCGTCCCTTGCCGATGTAGCATGGCGAGCCATCAGGGCGGAAGATCGCATAGATATAGAAATCATTGTGGGGCATCGGTGCCTTCCAGGGCCTCATCGATGTTGACCCACAGGTATGCCGTGTGCTCCCCGTTCAACTGAGGGAGAAATTTGTCTGATACCTTTTGCAAGTATGTCGTGAAGTGAACACCCGCCATGTTTGTTTCGCAGAACTTGCTGCGCGTCCCCTCTGGTAGAAACCCGATTTCCTCGATGGTCTCTCGCTTGGCGGTGTCCTCTGGCGTCTCCCCATCCTCCAATGTACCGCCTGGGAAACACCACTCCCCGGGATGATCCCCTCCAGGACCGCGCTTGAGCAACAACACCTGTTGATCTGGCGCGATGAACAATATGCCAGCGCCACGGATCATTTTGATCGGGCCACCGCATCACACTTCGCCGCAAACTCATCGATCTTATCCACCAGTGCGGTGAGCATGTGCGGGTGGAGTGGGTTGTCTTTGCCGATGGTGGCATCCGGCACCGCAACGCTGCGATCCCAATCGACGCGGCTCCTGCCGGCCTTGTGCATCGCGATGGCGATAGCCTGTTTTTGAGGATGGTTTGAGTGAACCAGCTCTGATATATTTTCTGAAATCGTTTTTTGGGACTTACCCGAGGCTAGAGGCATGAAGAAAACCTCAAAACTTTTGCGATGTCTGCACTGTCACGAATCAGTGCGCGTCCCAGCGTACAGGCTATTAACATTTCGGTTCTGTTCGCGAAAGTGCGGATGGCGCTATAAGGCCGCTCATGATCGCGTCAAAAAGCGATGCCTGATATGCCGCTCAATGTTCGAGGCGATCCGCTTCCGGGCATCATCGGCCAAGTATTGTTCTCGCCCATGCTACTACAAGGCCATGAAATTTAAGGGCTCAATTATTTGCAAATGTCGGCATTGTCAAAAGACCTTTCGCGCATCCCCGTCGCAAAATCGAAAATACTGTAGCGTCGCCTGCGTCGGCAAGTCCAACATAGCGACGTGGCGAGCGCGATCCTTCACCGCTGTTCGGAAGGCTATGAAGCGGCGTGGTTTAATCAAGGCGTGTGCTGGGTGCGGCTACAATGCCGAGCCTCGCATTCTTGGGGTCCATCACAAAGACCAAAATAATAAAAACAACGCGCTTTTTAATTTGATAGTTCTGTGCCCGAACTGTCACTCTCTAAAGCACATCAAACACATTGCCCATTGCGGCGGATAGCCGTCATCACCTGCCGGGGCGTGCATCTCCGTCGAGATATTTTTGCTGACGGTGGCGTTGGATGAACCAGAGGCGAGCGGCATGGCGAATCACCTGTTGCGGTGATCGCACCTTATCATGCAAATTCCGCTAGGCGTTTCCGGCCGGGGGCACAGGCGCGGCGATCAGGCTGCGAATAAACGAGCGGCGGTCAAGCATTTCTCTGGTATCCAGTCTCGCCGTCTATCTTCGCTTCTTCTACACGCATTGCCAGAATTTTTTGATAGCCCAGCTCAGCCCGCGCTTGCGCCTCGGAAATCGTATCAAAGACATCGATCAGAGCGCCCTGAAGCCGCAGCGCAAACTTCTTCGCGCCGCCGACTGACGGCCTGATGGTGTACCTGCCATCCCCGATTGTATCAGCAAACAAGTTTGGCCCGACCAAGCCCCACACAAGATCGGTCATCGCACCAGCGGACCCACGACGCGATCAAAGCTCGCATGAACATCGTTGAGCCACGCGCGGACGTACCCGCGCAGCACGCGCGAGTTTTTGTTGTCGGCGATGAACGCGGCGAACATCTCGCCGGCACGGTCCACCGCCTCGCACGATGTCTCGTCGAGGTTTGGGATGTCGATGGATGGCTGCACCGGATCGTCCACGAAGACTGCATCCTCGTTGACGTAGTTGCGCACCTGCACCAGATGCGCGCCGTGAAGCGCGGCGACCACGGCCGGCACCTCGCTGGTCGAGGCCACGGTCGGGCCGATGACGTGCAGCACCATCAGGCGCAGCGCGCCACGGCGCACGTCGTCCATGATGTCGATCTTGTGGAACGACTTCAGGATCGGGCTGAGCAGGTTCGCGTGAGCATCGACCACGGTCACAGCCTTCGCGGTGGCCGAGTCCACCATCTTCATCTGACCCGGCACCGAGTTGATGTTGAGCATGTCGGCGCGCGGATAGAACCGCTTGAGCACGCCGGTCTCGCCCGGCTCGGTGTCGATGGCGCGGATCGGCACCTCGTTCTTTTCGAGGTAATCGAGCAGCGCCCTGGTCACGGTCGTCTTGCCGACGCCACCCTTGTCGGCACCGACGATCATGATCAGCGGGCTCTTCGCTGCCGGCGTGCCTTGCGGGATCGGGCCGGGACCGCCTGCCGCTTCTTCAACGCTGACCATTGGTGCCTCCGTTGGGGATGGCACGATACTGGCACTGATTTGGCACGATGTCTATGGTGCCGCTTCTTCCTTGTCCTCGGATGGCACCGCAAATCTGATCTCGCCATCGTCGAATACGATCTTGATCAGCTCGGCGTCCTTCTGCTCGGCCGGGTTCATGTCCTTGGTCAGATATGCCACGGTCGCCTTGCGGCCGTCGATCTCGGTTCGCACGATCACTTGAACATCTCCGGGAGTTCCTTCTTCATCTTCTGCATGAATTTTTCGTCGAGGTCACGCTCTCGATTTTCATTCTTTTCGATGGCCTCGTAGAGCTTCTGCACTCGCTTATACCACTTGCGCCATTGCGGCTTCACCGCGACCAGCTTATCGACGCCAACGCCGAACTTCTGCTCCAGGTGGGCGATCTCGGCAAAGGTCTCGTGGACCGTCTGAGTGGATGTCGCCTCGCCCTTCTCGAATGCCTTCCACCAGTCTCGACTGTACTCGGTGACGCCATCCTCTTCTTTCAGATCGGTCACGCTGAAATCGACGAACAACTCGTAGATCGGATACTTCTTATCGAGCGGCGGCCGTAAATGACCGTCAGGCTTCATGCCATCGACCTTGCGGCCGCCCGGCATCTCCCACTTCTGTTCTTTGATCTCCGGGTCTTGCATGACCGCCTTGTTCTCGGCGGCCCATACCTCGGAGACCTTCTGCCACCGCTGGTGTTGAATTTCGTGGGCGACCACGCCCTCGATTTCCTTGGCGCTGGTGCCGATGGAAATCCCGAGCGGGTATATCTCGATCTCGCCCTTGCGGTTGCCCTCCAGGTATGCCGCGCCAGCGTAGTCGAATTGGCGGCCGTTGAGCGTGAAAGTTTCCTTCCGTTTGCTGATCGTGATCTTCTCGATGGGGTAGTCCAGCCGCTTCGCCACCTTCTTGACCGCATCGCGTATTTCCGGGATTCGATCCAGCCGCGCGGCCTTCTGGGCTTTTTGAGCTGGAGTCTCTTCCGGCAAATCCTTGATGAACTTGCGAAGCTCTTTGATCTTTCGCGTCGTCTCTTCGACGAATTTTGATTGCTCTTCCCGCGACAGACCCGGCTTATCGATAGTGACGTTCTCGATCTCTTTGTTCATCTCAGCAATGCGCTTCGAGAGAGTTCGCGCAAGCTCCTGGTTGGCGGGGCCTTCATCCTCCGGTTCCTTGGGGGCGCGCTCGGGAGACTTCGATGGGGCTCTTGCTGGCGACACCCTGGCCGCCCTTCTCGCCACCCTTGGCGCGGGGATGCTCGCTTTCCTTGAAGTCGGCGTCGTCGGCGCGCTCTTTGATCTCGGCTCTGACCTCGCGGAGCTTTTCCCTGCCCTTCTCCGTGAGCATGTCGCGCGGCAGATCGCGGAGATTATAAATCCACTGCATGTAACACCGACAAAAAGGCTCGACGCCCGCTGCGGTGATCTTGTCGTAATACCCGGCACCGCCCGCCTTCACCAGCCCGGCCTTGAGCGCCCAACTGTCCCGCATCAGATAGATCAGGCCGTCACGTTCCTTGTGATCCTCGCGGTAATTGTAGTTCGCCTCGCGCCAGTGCGAGTGCCAGATGCCGGCGATTGCGCCTTGGTCGTTGGCGATGATCTCTGAGATTGAGGCTGTGAGCTTGTGGCCCTGGTCGATGATGACGCGGCGCTCGATGAACGGCAGGCTTGCGAGTGACTTGCGGAATGTCTCGTTCTCCTTCTTGCGGTTCACCGTGTCGCTGCCGCCCTTGGGGATCGAGGTTGACCAGCCGGCGAAGCGCCGCAGGGTCTTCTGGATCGCCTCTTCGCGGTTGAGCTTGATCAGATCGGCCGACGCCATGATGCGGCGGTCCAGCTCCGCGCGCAGCGAGGGCTTGAGCTTCTGGATGGTGAACTTGGCGACGCCGGGATGGAGCTTGGCGATCTGGCCGTTGTCGATCAGCCTCTTGTAGATCGCCGCCAGCGCGTCGCGCAGCATGCGCTCCATCGTGCGCTGAGACTGCATCATCGCCTCGGCGGCGTCTTTCAGCGCCTTCATCCAATCGTTGATGCGCTTCTGCGAGTCGAAGCCGTGCTCGGATACGTCCTTGATCGCGGCGCCCAGCACCTCATAGAACGATTTTGGTCGCGCCATCTAACTAGCCGCCGCATTCCGCTTGTAGGCCGCCGCGATATGAATGAAATAACTATCGATGGCAGCAACGGCATCGAAGTGCGCCGCCGCAGCATCCTTCCAGTTTCGCGAACTGCATGCCGCACTGAAGCGCAGCAGCGCCTCGTTGTAGACTTTCATGCTCCCCGTCGCGGCGTTGAAAGACTTCATCACGTCTTCTGGCAGGTCGCTCATTGCACCCGCTCCTGCGCGTCGCGGATCACACGCGCTGGCAGCTTGGGCGCGAGCGCGGCGACCGACTCGCGAAGCTCCCTGGCGGTGGCGCTATCGGCGAATGGCTTGGGTGGCTTTGGCGTCTCGCTCGCCGCCGCGTTGCCGGCCTTCTGCGCCTCCTTGAGCTGTTCGGCCTTCTCTTCAAGGAAGCTCCGCATCGCGTCGGGATCGAGAATGAGCGGCGACTGGAACAGCAACTTCAGCTCGTTGAATTGCTCGCATCCCCACTGGATCAGGATGATCTTGTTCTCGTCGTCCATGTTCGGCATCAGCACTTCCATCAGCGCGATCACGGCGCGCAGCTTCACGTCGTCCACCTTGATCTGCTCGGATGGCGGCTCCTTCAGCAACGAAGGCCACTTCGCCGTGTACGAGTTCGCCCAGCGATAGAACGCGGCGGCGAATGTCATCTTGCCGTACTGATCGGGGAAGTCCTCCTGGATCAGCTTGTAGAAATCCGGCGTCCAGGCGCGGCGCTGCACGATCATGTCGAAGAAATTGTAGAGCGGGGCCATCTCTTCGCGGATGCCGTCAATGAACCGCGCGACATACTTCGCATCCTCGGTGCCCTCACCGAAACCCTCGGCAAAGGTCTCTTGCAGCAATATCTTCGCCGGCATGTCGCCGCCGGTCGCGATGTTCTCGATGATGTTCTTGCGCGCAATCGTGTACGGCGCGTCGAGGTTTTGCAGGTTGAGCGACTCGATCTTCTCGGACTCGCCGATGGAGATCACATTGTCGGTCTCGGCTTCCTTCAGTATCGCGCGCTTGATCCCGGCGATCTTCGACATCACGTTGTCGATGATCGAGCCCGGCGACTTCAGCATGGCGACCAGGACGCCGACCTTTCGCACCACCAGATCGTCGGTGATCATCGTTTGCACGAAAGACTTCAGCGGATAGAGCGGGCGCTGGTACACCGACCGGCCGACGAAGCCGAAGGCCGCCTGCGTGTAATCGATGTAGACCGGCTCTTCGTTGAGGATGATCCGCGTGCGCGAGCGATGATAGGTGCTGCCGTTCACCCTGATGCTGCCGCTGGTCTTGTTGAAGTCCATCGCGTTCGGGTTCTGGCTGAGCACCAGCGATCCCGCCGTGTTGAGCGGATCGAAGACGTTGAAGCTGATGTCCTTCTTCCACAGGTCTTCAAGCGGAAGCGCCGGGCTCCCGAGCGGCGCGTTGGTGTCCACGCCATCGACCAGCATCGCGACGGAGGCGACACCATAGGCGCGCGAGAGTTTCATCGTGTTGCGGATGATCTTGTCCGCACCGATGGCCTCCCACTCTTTTTGAAACGCTTCTTTGCACCGCTCTTCGGGACTGTCCGGGATCGCGATCTCGCGCTTGTCGCTCTGCGCCAGCTTGATCGGCGCTTCTGCCATCTTCGCGCCGATGGGGTGCAAGGTTAAAATAACTTTGCACATCTGATAACTCGGTTGCTCCCCTGGCACGATTGCATCGCACATCAAGAGTTCCTGAAGCCCGTTTCCAACGGGAGTGCCGCCCAAGGAAATCCTGGTCATTTACGATGGTCTCCCGCGCATTGCTTCAATTGTTGCTTTGCTTATCAGCACCGACCGATCTCTCTTTTGTTGATCGGTCATGGAGGCGTGCCACTGAAGAGCTGACCTACGACGCCGCTCTCGCCCCTCTGGACTTGAGGCCGCTGCCTTCATGGCCGCACAATACTCTGGCGACATCTTCTTGCCACGACGCGCGATGCTGCGGCGACGCCTAGTTTCCTCGGATATAATTGCCCCAGCCAACCCGTTACCACCGTCCGTCATGTTGACCAGTGGACCGCCGTGAGCAACACGTCCTATTTTTGCGATAAGCTCGCGCTCAAATAGGCATGCCCCATCATCGGTCATACCCCATTTGACTAGCTCGATTGGCAAATCCCCGAACTTGGCGAATGCCGCCGCCAACGACTTGTTGTGAGTGCCCTTGGCGTGCCTCAGATACCGGATGCCGCGCCCCTTGCCGACATACAATGGTGTGCCGTCCGGTAGTTTAATCAGATAGACATAGCTGATTGGCTCAAGCTCAGCACCGGAGCGCGGCGCAAACCGCTCTCGGGGAGGTCGGCCGTCATAGCGGTTAGCCATATAATTGAGGAAGCACCGCTTGCACTCAGGTCGATGACCATCGCGACACTCAGCGTTCTTATAAAATTCAGAACGCGGCTTTTCCGACCCACATTTTGAACAGACCTTCCGCGCCATGCTCGCTCCCTCGAATCAGGGGCGATGTTAGCATGCAAAAGGCCGCCCCTGGTTTCACCCAAGAGGCGGCCCTCCGCGCACGGCGGGCTCGGCAGGTTGGTTCAGCGATGAGGCATCAACGATGGAAAGCCGCCGGCAAAGCTGATCAGGCAGGTGATCAATTCGAAGCAAACAATAACCACAACGATTGTGATAACTGCCCACAGGACGATCCTGAGCGCCCCCACAATGACGGCCCATCCCTCGCCCATTGCAACGCCGAGCCTGCGGATGACGTAGGGGATCACAAGCTGAAGGATGCCGATGATTGCAACGATAATAATGGCCCAGATCAGAATTGCCTTTAGCCAGTCGAGCGAGAAGCACATGGTCGTGGCCTCCTATGGCTGCGGCATCAACTCAGTGGCGATCAAAAAGTTCCCTTCGCGTGACGGTCACGCCCCGACATGCCGGCGTTCCTGCAAATAAAATACATGGCCGCATGCGTGACCCCGTAGACCGCCGCGATGTATTCGAGCGGCCACCTCGGGCGACCATCGCCCCAACACTGTGATGCGATGTTGATGATTTCAGATCGCTGCGCTGGCGTCAGCTTCGTCACCGGCCGCCGGCCTTCTCCGCTTCCTGCACCAGACGCTCCAACACGCCGCGCTTGGCGACCATCGTGATCTCGGCAAACCCGCGCAGCTTGCGGATGTTGTTCAACTCGCTCTCGGCCTTCGACATCGCCTCTTCAGCTCCGCGCTCTTGCTGGCGCAGGGTACGGAGGATGTCGGAAAGTCCAGCGATCTCTTCGCGAATAGCCTTCGTGCCGTCGAATGTGGTCATTACTTGCCTCGCATCCGATCGATCTGGGCGAACACGCTCAATAGACCTTGGACGTTTCTCTGACCAACATGGCGCAGCGTCTCGTTGCTATAGCGCAGCGCCGACACAACGAGTGGCGGCACGGCAGCGTTTTCAGCCCGCGCCTTCGCGGCGCTTTCCCGATGAGCATGGTATGACTTCTTCCATGTGGCGGCGTCTTCGACCGATTTCTGGAGACACACCTTGCACACATAGGCACTCGGCCCAGAGAACTCGTGGATCTGCAGCCGTATCTCGCAACGAACGCAGCGCCTTATTTGCTCGGTCATGGCCGCCATCCAATCCCGCGCGACGAGACGAAGAAGATGATCGTCGTTGTTCTGTTGATCATCGCGGCACCGCCGTCATTGGCGCTTGCGGTTGCGCCGGCATCGGTTGCGGCTTGATGCTGTTGACGCCATCATCGAATGCCTTCTTGCACTCGGCGCGCATCTTCAGGATCGGGCCTAGATCGCCCATGCCGAAGCTCATGCCGACGATCCTGCCCATCTGCCGGCAGATCGCCATGAGCATCACCTGCGGCGGTATGTTGGCGAGCGAAGCGGACGCGCCGCGCGTCAGGCAGTTGAACATCGGGAACAGCATCGTATCCAGTTGGTCGGTGAGGGTTGGTGCCCGCGGCGCCGCGCCGTTTCCTGCCGGCTGATCTGGCGTGTCTTCGCTCATGCGTTTCCTCCTTCGACTGCCTGGATGACGGCCTTCGACCCGATGCCGTCCTCACCGCCGAGCGCCGCCTTCAGTTGCTCGCCGATGATCTGGCAGGTGAAATCGACGATCTCGGGGTTCGCTTTCTTATGGTTCAAGCCGGCCACGTTCATAATTGCAGAGGTGCAAATAGTCGCAACCGCATGGCACAAGTCATCGTGCGCGGTGTGCCTGTTCGCCTCGGCGGCGATGGCCGTGATGACCGCCCCGTTGACCGCGATGCACATCCGCGCCTGCGCTCCGATGTGATCGTCAAGGTCTTTCAGCGGCTCCATTACCTTCACGCCGTCCTCGATCAGCTTGAGAATGTCGCTCTCCAGGAAGTGTGACGGACGGCGTGGTGCCTCACTGTCCCTGTCTTGTTTGTTGCTCACGTTCCTTTGCCTCACGTTCCTTTGCCTCTCTCTGCCGTCGATACCATGTGCGCCTCGACATTGGCGGGTCCATCGACTTCCACGGCTCCAGCTCGGTCAAGGTCTTATCGCCGCTGCCGATGCGGCGCGGGCCTGTCTTGTAGATCGGCTCTACCTTGGCCTCGAAGACGCGAGGGCGACCCGTATGCTTCGATCCGTTTCCCGCAGCAACCTTGCGTGGCGTCTTGCCGCGCTTGCGGCTCTTCGGCTTTGGTGCGCTACGAGCCTTCGCAGGTCGGGGCTTCGCAACAGCATCGCGAGGCGGGCTTGTGCTGATAGCACGAGGCTTGCCTTTCTCACGGAGCGCACGGAGCGCATCGAGCTTGCTCACTACAACAATCCTCCTGCGGCACTAATCTGGCACAGTCTTGGCACAAGATCAACAGAGCCCAGGCAGCACCCGCTTATTTGCGTTCTTCAGCGTCGCCTTTTCGTCAGTCTCTAACGCGATCTTCTGCGCCAGCATACGGTCGCCGACGATGCTGCCTGGACAGCCGATTGGGATAAAGCATAGCTCCATGACAGGCGTGAGCGTCTTCGTGCCGAGCGCCTTGACGCCGTGGCTGTACGCCTTCGTGATCAGATATTTCTTCTTGCTCGCGTTTCCGATCACGGTGAATTGCCCGTCGCGCTCGAACTCGGCGCGCTGATCCGGCGTGAGCCAATCCTTCAAAAGCTCGATGCTTCGGTCGTTGGCCTCTATGGTCTCGGCTCCTGGAAAGACACAAAGCGCTGGGATCGACACTCCCGCGCCGCCGCTGCCGCCGCTGAACACCTCGGCGATTGTCTGCGTGCGCTCTGGCTCGGGGAGCGCTGCCAATGCGCGCATGGCCGCTTGCTCAAGTTCGGTTGGTGGCGACATTTGATAGCTGACTCCGTAGGCCCCCCGCTCGACCAGACACATCAAAACGCAACCGCCGCAGCCGACGAGCATGCCGGCCACGGCGGTCCACAAAAAGATGACATCGAGCATCGGTTAATTACCGGGGTACTTATGGGGTAATTACCCGCCGACGTTATGCGGGAAGACCAGCGAATCGTCCTTGGTCGGATCGAAGGTCTTCGACACCGTGTAGTCCGTCTCGCCGGCCTTGCGGGTCGCAACGCGCCCGCCACTGGCGAGCATCGTGTTGACGCGAGCCATCGCCTCGTCGATCTCCACCTTGGTCGCGGTCGAGAGATCGATGGTCGAGTGCCCGGTGCGATCCATGATTTTCAGTAGCGGCATTGCCTGCCTCCTGGGTTGGATGAGTCGGGCGCGAGAGGCGTCGGCTGGTGGATGCGACCGAACCGGACTGAGGAAACGGCACCTCTCGCGCCCTTGGCACGAATTTGGCACAGATCGGCGCGGCTGGTCAAGGCTTTGTCGTTTCCCTCTCGCAAATCGCCGTGCCGTGCACGCCGTACATCCGCTTGCCGGCCAGCTCGATGCACGCGGCCTCGCTCGACAAGCCGGTGATCACCGTATGCTCGACGGCGAAGCGCGGCGGATCGGATGACACCATGATCATTGCGACGATGGTGAGCGTGTAGAGCATGGGCTAATCATTCCTTGACGGCGGCAGCGTTCTCGCTGGTCTCGGGATTTGGCTCCTTCTTCGGCGGCGTGATCGGCTTCCAATGCGTCGCGCCATCCCATTCGCCAGCCTCAAAGCACGGCTTGTTGTCACCCCCTTCGATCAACCGCCAGTATCCTTCGCAGCAGCACCATATGATACAGGCGAACACTTTCTCTTTCTCTGCCCACGTCAGGATCGGCGTGCCGTCCTTTGGCGCGGTCTCGATGGGCCGCCAGTCGTCATCATCTCGACGGATGATCAAATAACCGGCATCCGCAAGGTCATCGATGATGTCGCGGACGTAAACTTGTTGGGAGAGGCCGAATGGTATGGCGCGAGCAATAGCTTCGCGCGGGGACTGTGTTCGCGTTACCTCTGCCATGTTCACTCCTTCCAGAGCACGTCGCCCGCGCCGCCTGGAAGTGGCGAGATGATGTGGCGCATTTTTGCCTCGTTTGCCTCGGGGGCGGCAAAGCCCTACGTCACCGCAGGGCCACCCTCACCCAACTTGCCAACGGATGAGCGGCCGGTAGTCGCCGCCCCCGAGGTAGCACTAATTTGGCACAAACGGCCGAGAGGCGTCAAGGCTACTGCGTCTCCAGCTTATCGTTCGCCACCTCTTCCCGGATCGCCTCGATGCGGCTCTCCAGATCAGCGATGATCTGCTCCATAAATTCTACGGCATTGGCTTTCGTCATCGCAGGCCACGTCGCCGTGTCGATTATCTTGAGCACGTCATCGACTGTCATGGGTTCAGACATCGGTCAGCCCCAACGCGCGCAGTTGGTTCTGTAGCTCGGCGATGGTCAAGTCCAAGAGGCGCTTCGCCAAGACCGCATCAGCGATCTCAAAGTTGTGCTCCAGTGCGCACTCGCCCTGGGACGACGCCAGATAAAGATTATGGCCGAGACCCTTGTCGAGTTGCTTGCGTAGCCCTCTGGCGGCGTAGAGTTTTGCCAATAGCTCTGCCGCCTCTTTTACCTTCTCGGATTTCATGTGATCCCCTTCGGTGCAGGATACCGCTGTTCAAGGATGCAGATCGCGAGCGCGTACTCGCCGGCCGACAGATCACGCGACGCCAGCACGACCTTATCGCTCCTGTTGGTTGGCATGTCGTGCGGCCACTTCTCAGGCTCCGGGCCGCGCAGACCGCGCACCCACACGAACTTGCCGCCTTCGGGACCAATCATTGCACGATCCCCTGATGCGTGATCGTGATCGCGATCACCTCAATAACGAGAGCGATCATAATGGCGCACCAGCAAATGAATATGCTCACCGCGCCCCTGCTCTCCATCGTGTTCGCGGCTCGAAAGAAGCCGGCCACCGCCGCCATCCCCGCGATGATCGTCAGGAAAAGAATGAGCCCGAAGAGGTGCGCTTGCTGTTGCGTCATTGCGTCACCACCCATGCGACCAGCGCCAGCGCCGGGCCAGCGGCAATAAGAAGCGTGACGCCGAGAGAGTTGTGCCAGCGGCTCGGGCGGTCAATCGCTTCCGCATAATGCCGACACCAAAACATGATCCAGCAAAGGTAAAGCGCGGAGACACCGAAGGCTTGCGCGGCGCGCGTGAAGTGATCCATCTCACCAATCCTGGTTCGGCACGCGGTCGCGGATCAGCCAGCCGTCGCCCGACCACGTTGCGTTGAAGTATGCCTTGAAGTCGCTGCCCACCGCTTCGGCGACGGCGGCATCAGGCTCGAACAGCACGACATTCCTCACCGAGCCGTTACCGTATGCCATCCACGGTCCATCGGTCGGCTTGGTGCCGTCCGGGGTGAGCGGACGCTGCACCTTGATAATCTCGATTGTCATTTGCCTCGTGCCTCTGTCTCGGTGGCACGAATATGGCACAGCGCCGGGAGCGTGTCTACTTGCCGGAAGCCGCCTTGGCGCGGATGTCCCCTGCGAGCCATGACGCATAGATCGATGCGATGGTGGGGCCTTTGTATGGGCGACGGTGAGCGTACTTCAGGTCCGCTTCCATCTTGTGCTTGATCTCCAGCATGATGTCGAGGCGACAGGCGCGGCCGGCGCGAACAGCGATGTACTCTTCGTGTGTCAGGTTGGCCTTGTCGCTATTGCAGTGCCGGCAGACGACGTGGATGTTGTTGCGCAACCCCGCACCGCCTCGGCACTTCGGTATCTTGTGATCTCGGCTCGGGGCGTCGGGATGATGAAGCCCGAGATCGCGGTGCATCTTCACACCGCAGTACGGGCACGGCTTGCCCAGGAACAGCTTTATGTTCGGCGATGACATGACACAACTCAAAAGCCCTCGACGTTGCCCAGCGCGATAGCAATCCCATAGGTGAAGCAATCGAGCAAGTCGTCTTCGTCCTGGTCCTTGTCGCCGACCCGGAAGCCGATCACCTGACTGAGCAGATGGTTTTGCGTCGTGCCTTTGTAGATATAGGACTTGTTGAACGCATTCTCGGTGAGCTTCACCGAGCCACGATAGACATACCCCGACACGCTGATGGCGCGCTCCGACTTCCCCACGCTGGTCAGCTTCGAGTCGATGGCCTGCGCCGGCAGGCCGCGCCGCTTGGCCTGTTGCAGCAAGATCATGCCGCTGGCCTGATCCTCGATCCAGATGCCCGATGATCCCATGCGAGCGCCAGTGCGTTTTGCCAGCAGCTCCAGGTGCGAGGCCACCGATGGCAACCACCGTTCCAGCACGGCACCCTCGATCTGGATCAGCTCGTGGTCGAGGATCGTCAGTGGGTATGCCGTTCGGCCATGCCGTTCGAGCGCGAAGTAGACGACGCCAGTGCCGTCGTTCTCATTCTTCGTCTTGGTGGCAGTGTCGATCACCGCGAACACGGTATCGCACTTCACCGGCTCTGGCACCGGCAGATCGTTCACCAGCATGTTGGTGAGCGCGAAGAAGGCGACGCCGCTCCAATCGACGAACTCGGCAAGGTACTCTTGCTGGTACACCAGCGGATGATTGTTGGCCTGGAGCGCCGCCAACTCGTCGGCCGGCAGATACGGATTGTTGTGCGTCGGCGCGTGGAAGACGCGGAAGCCATGCTCGGGCTGATTGCAGATGCGCCAGAAGAAATTCTCCGGGTCGATCCCGTTGGTGTTCGAGAGCACCAGTGCCGAGCCGCGATAGTCGAGCAGCGTCGGCTTGATCGCCTTCGTCCAGATGTCCATCATGTCGTCGTCGGTGAACGCCGCCTCGTCCACGATGACTCGGTGATACTTCCGCGAGCGACCGGCGCGCTTGTTGCCAAGCGTCCAGAAGTCCAAACGCCCGCCCGTTAGCGTGCGGTACACCATCGCCACGCGCGACGAGGCTTGCTTGATCGGCGACAGTATCTCGTCCAGCTCGTTGAACGCCTCAGACGAAATCTTGTAGTCAGGCGCGAACCACCCCACGCTCCTGCCGCGTGCCAGATCATCGCACGCAATCGTCTTCGCCAGATCGGTCTTGCCCCACCGTCGCCCGCAGCGCACGGCCTTGAAGCGCCCAGGCAACAGGAAGGCGCGGCACTGACCCGGATGCAGCTCGGGGATCGGCAGCTCGATGTCCATCATCCATCCTTCGGGATCGACGCCGCGATCTCTTCCGCTGTCGGTTTGTATTTCTCCCAATCCTGCGGGAGACCGCCAGTGATGATGACCCGCTGCTCATGCTGGCCGCCGCCTCCACCACCGCCCTCGAACGGCGAAGCATCGGTCCAGCCCATCCGGTTCTTCTGATACCAGATGATCGCCGTCATGTTGCCCTTACGCACGTTCGCCATCAGCGCGCCCAGCACAATCGCATCGACGTTCGCCTGCCCCTCGTCCAGCTCGCGACGGAATACCTTCTCCAACGTGTCCTTCGAGATCGGTGCCTTCGTGTCTTCGTTGATGATCGCAAAGCGAATGCGCTCATGCGTCATGCCGCCGGCCACCATCAGCGTGACCGCGTTGCGCTGGCCCTCAGTCGGCACAAACTCGGGCTTGCCCGGCTTGGCCCGTTTTTTCAGGGCAGTATTTGAGGGTGCACGCTTGCTCATCATCCCCTTACTTCACCACCCGGCCAAAGCCTGTGCCAAATCTGTGCCACAAGTCACCCTGGCACGAATATGACACTACCATGATTCCTCCTGGCACAACCCCAGCAAGCCCAGGTTTCATGGGCTCAACCCTGCACAAGACCATTGCCTTGCACCATGTTCCAGGTGGCATTATATTTTTGTGGATCAGTGATTTGAGGCAGGGAAACAGCATGGCACTCCCACGAACGAAGATATGGACGATTGGGTATCAGAGCATGACGCCTGCCGCGATCCTGCGGTATGCCACCGCGCTCGACGCCGTGGTTGTCGATTGCAGGTTCAATCCCATCTCCCGCATTCCCGGCTTCGGCCGGCGACAACTCGTGGGATCAATGGGCGACCGCTACTGCTGGTCGGGCGACATGCTCGGCGGTCGAGGCCACACGACGGAGGTGGGCATCGGCTACCTGCGCAACGTGAAGTCTCGCGTTCTGCTCATGTGCATGGAGCACAGTCCTGTTGATTGTCACAGACACACCACGATCTGCGGGCCGCATTTTCCCAACGCCATCCATATATTTGAAGACGAGCTGATCACTGCCAAGTCCCTGTCTCACGCGCTACGCTATGACACCGATTACGATGTCGAAGCGCCTTCATCCCTGATTTTCGAGTAGCCCACACAACCTCATGATGTCGTCGCCGGATTGATACCGGCTATCCTCCAGCTTGGCGCGCTTGAGGAAGCCGAGCATCGAGCCCTCGCTGCGGAATACCACAACCAGATAGAACTGATCCGAGTCCCGCGAAGTCTTGTCGGCGATCTTGGCATAGTGATCACGCGCCGACCGCACCTTGTTCGCAAACTCGTCCAGGGGATCATCCACGCGATCCGTCAGCACACCCTCGCCGAAGATGCTCAGTGTTTCACTCAAGGCATTACTCATTGCGGGACGCTACAGCGAGCGGGAATCAAGTGCCGCTGCCGCCCTTCTTGCTGCCCTTCTTGCCGGCGTTCTTCTTCGCCTTGGACGACTTCGTTTTCTTGGCTTTCTTCGCCATGATCATGGTCTCCAGATCGGGAGCCATTCCCGATTCGCATTGCCACTCTAAGCGATTGCCGCCGAACGCGCCACCGAACGCGCCGGGGCATGGCACCCTGGCACCCCCTGCCCTGGCACAAGCTGATTCCCCTGGCAAAAGCCCATATTGCATGGGCAAATCACTGATTTCACTCATAAATCACACCTATTGCACTATACCTATTATTTGTGCCATAATTCCCTTGCCCTGGGAGCAGGTCAGCAAGCCCCTCCCAGGGGACAAGAGGCAAAGAGGCAAAAGCCACTTCCCCTTGGGTTGTTTGAAAACAGAATAAGACTGAAGGATAGGGGCATTTCCCCATTGGGGAAGCATGTTGCCCGATCTGATTAGGTGATGCTCGGACCGTACAGGCGAGCCGTTAAGCTGAAAAGATCAAATGTCATCCTTGGATGGCAGTAGCCAATCCAAACCCTGCCGATGAAGTCACACAAAGTCATAAGCCAATTTTGAAGCGCGCGGTGCGATTGCGCGTTTCGATTGGTGGCAACCTAGACCTGCTCATGAGAGATGGGCCAATCATCGAGCGCCGAGTCGTTACGACGACCGCACGCGCAATCGACATAAGCCAAGCAAGCATCCCGCATATCATCCCAGACTGTCGCGACAGTAGCCATTGAGCCGAACACACCGCGACTGCGAATGCCTGCCGCATCAACAAGCGCAGCTAGGGCGACGCCTCGTGCGTCGCCTCATGGTGCGCTTCTGCACCGAACAGCAAAAGGGAACACCATGCCACGCAATCGCAAAGACATCATCGCCGACATCGAGTTGGAAATCGAGTTGGCGCGTGAGGACGGCGACGACGATCTCGTTGCCGATCTCGAAATCGAACTTGACGAAGCGATGGAGGGCTGAACCATGCGCGACCGTTTTGAAGGAAAGTTCACCGCAGCGCATTCCTACCGCTGCGCCCCCGTCATGATGGATGGCGAGAAAGTGACTAGCTCCAGCGATGGTTTAGTTGGCGCGTTGAACGGCAGCTATCTGTTCAAGACCGAGGCGGCGGCGCGGCGCGCTGGCCGCAAGCGGCCGAGTGACGCCCGCAAGGGCAGCAAGGTCAAGGTCACGATCCAGAAGTGGCTCCCCGGATACCGTTCCATCGTCGTTGATCGCTTCACCATCTGAAAAACGGAGACGTACCATGCTCGACATCAACAAGAGCCGTTCCTACGCGAACGAGGGGCTTCTGCGCGAGGCCCTGGTGAAGCGCGGCCTCCGGGACATGAGGCCGCTGGTCGTGCGTAACTTCGAGGGACGCTGGACCGCAGTGTTCGGCGCTGACCTGATCCCCGACCGCACCGCTGTTCGCAGCATCGCGGAACAGGGCTTCATGGTGATCGACTGATCTTCAACCCCCCCCCCCCCCCCCCCCCCCCCCCCCCCCCCACCCCACCAAAAACACACAACACCCACAACAACCCCCCCACCCCGACGCAACCGGCAGCGCCCGACC